CCATTGAGGATATGGTGGATATGGTGAAGACGTATCCAAAGTCGTTCTATACCTCAGTTGGCTATCAGTTCCCGGCATTTCCGAAACCTCCGGGCGGCTCTGGATACAAGCGAGGTGGAGATTACTACCTGGCAGAATTTGCTCCGAGACTCGTACGAGACTTTGCAAAATTTCTGCAGGAAAGTCCTGATCCTAAGGACCTCAGGGTTCTTGGCGAGTGGCTATTCGATTGGAACAAGAAGAACGGTCTGCGAGCCTACCGATTCCAATACGCTGCCTTCATCGCAGACATTGCCGACTGGTTTCCTCAGTTCGTGAATCGAAACAGCCATTTCTATTACGGTTCAAATGCCGTCGAGTGCATCTCGTACCTGGCAAAACCGATGGGTCGTCTCAAGGAGGAACAATTCCTGGATGCCGTGATGGACAGAATCTATCTGGACACCGGATCAGTTCCATACAACGCAGAGGATGTCTGTTGTGACTTCATTCGCTGGGTCGAGAACTACGTACGACCCGGTGCCGACTACGGTCATCTGGATCGAGATCAGCTATGGTCTTCTCACAGAATCACCGACCACCCGTACGGGCGCCAGAAGCCAATGCTCGAGCTCGGTCTCATCAAGTCTTTCAACGATTTGGATGTACACCCGTCCGACGACTATGTATTGTCTAGGGCTGGAATGAGTGTTACGGAATACAAGAACAAAGTGAAGGAACTTTATGGCTCACGATAATCACGTCGTTGACGGAATCAACAAAGATCTAAAAGGATTGTCCTGGGCCGACGCCAAGGCCTATTACCTCGGTCTCTGCGAAGGCTGGAAACCGTACAATCCACCACCAGTTGTGGTTGAGCACGATGGTGTTCAGGTCGTACGAGACGACCTCATCGTCGGAACCAAAACGCGCGCCGGAGATCTGCTGGCAGCCAAGGCGCCGCTGAAGACGATCGTCTACTGCCAGCCACGAGTCGGGCTAGCCGGCGTCTCGATCGCTGATGTGGCCAAACGTCACAACAAGGATGTTGTGCTCTTCATGCCTTCCTCCAAGGAGATCTCTCGCCATCAGGCCTGCTGCATCGAGCGGGGTGCCACGGCTTACTTCGAGCGGATTGCCGCGATGCCGAACCTCAACCGAAAGGCTGAGATGTGGGCTCGTGAGAACGGAGCATTCTTTGTCCCGCTCGGCCTCAAGCATGAACTCGCCACGGCTGGCATCATCCATGCCGCATCGATGATTCCTGAGCCGGACGAGGTCTACGTGGCCATCTCGACCGGAGTTCTTTCTCGTGCTCTGCAGATTGCCTGGCCGAATGCGAAGTTCCACTGTGTGGCCGTGGCTCGTAACCTCAAGGAAGGCGAGCTCGGCCGGGCGGAGGTCATTACCGAACCACTGGACTTTACAGTTGCAGAGAAGAAGGAGAACCTGCCTCCGTTCCCGACGGTGAATACGTACGATGCCAAAGTCTGGAAGTACGTTCCGAAGAATGTTCGGGGCAAGAAGATCCTCATGTGGAACGTCGGCACTGAGCCGGTTCTCAACGATGAGTCCATAATTCAGAAGACGAAGTCGTATCGCGACTGGGCAAAGAAACAAAAAGAATGAAATCCGTACTCGTAACCACTCCGATGGCTCCGATCTCGGAGCGCATCAGTTCACACCGTGCAGCTCAGGCGGTAATCTATGCCGATCAGATTGCATCGAAGGGATATGATGTCACCATCAACTTCGGAGGCAAGATCGACAACTACAACGATTGGGACATCCTGGCAGTTTACCACGGTAATGACTGGGGTGGCACGGTCAACATGTTCGGTGGCGTCAAGGCCTACGCTGCGATTGATCAGATTGTCAACCTATCGAAGTTCAAGGGGTATGTCTGGTCACTCGCAATTGATTTCCCAGATTATGCTGGCATGATCAAGCCGAGGGTTGATAAAGAACCAGATGCTCATCCGGCCTGGAAGAACGTCGATTGGGAGAATCTATCAAAGATGGTGACTTCGAGTCTGAAAATCTATCCGAACGATTTTGTTGAATCCGGCAAACTTGCCTTCGGAGATTCACATGCAATCTCGATGTACCGTACTGGGTGGGAGGTCAACTCCGTACCGTTCAAGACGTTGTACGGCGCGTTGGATATGGGACTTAAGGAATTTGTCATCGATGATAAGTACCAGGAGCTTGAAGTATATTTTGGGAACATCGACATTCGTCATCATCTGCTTCGCCAACCTGATCCAAAGAAAGCCACTCAGGAACTCGTGAAGCGGTACATTGCTCAGGCAAAAGAACTCAGAGAATCTACGAATGCCAATGTGATTCGTATCTGGGAACCGTTGCCAATCGAGAACGAATCTCGCAAACTACCAAAGACTGGGTATTACAAAGGAACACCGTTTTACGGATCCTGGTCAGAACGCAACGAGATCCGCAAGGTTTTCGTGGAAGAGCTTCTGTCCAATTCTATCGACGGCGTTGATATTTTCCAATGGACAGGCAAGCTTCTCAATTCCAAGGGAGATCTTGACTTCGAGGCCATGGAGAAGCCTCAGTCAGTTCATCTGTCTCGTGCATCCTATCCACATTGGACAGGAAAAGAGTGGAACGAACAGGCAAAATAAGATTTACAACCGTCACGAAACGTGAAAGGATACCTTTATGTCATCACTGCTATCTAAGCTCAAGAAAAATTCAAAGATCGACCAGACCGACGTGTTGGACAAGTCCGAGCTCTTCAACGACAAGGACATGATTCCCACAGATATCCCGATGCTCAATGTGGCACTCTCGGGGTCTCTGGACGGCGGTCTCACTTCAGGACTGACGGTACTCGCCGGTCCCTCAAAACACTTCAAGTCGAGTTACTCACTCATCATGGCCTCTGCGTATCTCAAGAAATACCCAGAGGCAGTCATGCTCTTTTATGATTCTGAGTTCGGTTCTCCTCAGCAATACTTCAAGACCTTCGGCATCGATCCATCTCGAGTTCTTCATACTCCTGTCACCAACGTTGAGGAGCTGAAGTTCGATCTCGTCAACCAACTGAATGGCCTGGAGCGTGGCGAGAAGGTCATCGTGATCATCGACTCGATCGGTAATCTGGCTTCCAAGAAGGAAGTTGAGGATGCAATGAACGAGAAGTCAGTGGCTGACATGTCCCGCGCCAAGGCTCTCAAGGGTCTGTTCCGTATGGTCACTCCCTATCTGACCCTGAAGAACATCCCGCTTGTGGCCATCAATCATAGTTACAAGACGATTGAGATGTACTCCAAGGATGTCATGTCCGGTGGTACCGGCATCTACTATTCTGCCAACGCAGTTTGGATGCTTGGTCGCCAGCAGGACAAGGATGACGATGGTCTGCATGGCTATCACTTCGTGATCAACATCGACAAGTCTCGCTTCGTGAAGGAGAAATCTAAGATTCCGATCTCTGTCTCATTCAATGGTGGCGTTGAGAAGTACTCTGGTCTTCTCGAGACCGCACTGCTCGGTGGCTTCGTGACGAAGCCTTCTGCTGGCTGGTACCAGCGTAAGGGTGACGAGAACAAGTACCGTGAGAAGGATACATACTCATCTGAGTTCTGGGATCCGCTTCTCGACTCGAGCGAATTCAAGGAGTTCATAAAGGGTCACTTCACCGTTGGCTATCGTTCTATCCTGGACAACGAGGAAGCAAAGATCACAAAGTCAAACCTAAAAAATCTATCAGTTGAGGACGAAGAAGATGAAGAATAAAATCACCGACAAATCTTACAAGCTTCTCGACAGCGAGAATGAGACGTACGCCGTACGAATCCTTGACAAAAAGTACGAGGATGTTATCATTCAGTACGGTAAGATTTCTCTCAAGGTAAACGAAGACTCCGAGACTGCAACGCTGAGCTATAAGTTCAACATCACAGATTGTCCAGATAAATTTATCAAAGAAGATCTGGAACACGACAAGAACTTCAATACATATGTCGGAGACATTCTAACGTTCATCATCCAAAGCGCATTCGATACCGGTAACTATACCTTCGGCGACGGAAAATCCTCTGATGTCAAATCAACTACAGACAACGATTCTGCAAAAGATAGTAAACGATGAGAAGTTTTGCAGGAAAGTTCTGCCATTCATCAAGACTGAGTACTTTGATTCTGCACATAAGTGCATCTATCGGCTAGTACTCGACTTCATTACGAAGTACAACAAGCTGCCGACTCGTGCAGCTCTGGACATCGACTTCCAGAACAAGGCCGAGACCTCCGAGGATCTGTATCCAAAGGCGGTCTCGGTTCTTGAGTCTCTGGACCAGAATCCTCAGGTCGAGGAAGCATGGTTGCTAGAGAACACGGAGAAGTGGTGCAAAGACCGCGCCGTGTTCCTGGCAATCATGGAATCCATCGAGATCATTGATGGAAAGAAGAAGGATCTCTCGAAAGACGCAATTCCAGATATCCTTCACAAGGCTCTCGGAATCAACTTCGATAACTCCGTCGGACACGATTATCTGCAGGACTTTGAGAAGCGGTATGACTTCTACCATCGTGTCGAGGATCGTTTGCCGTTCGATCTGGAACTGTTCAACACCATCACTAAGGGTGGAGTTCCTCGCAAGACGCTGAACATTGCTCTGGCTGGTACTGGTGTCTGAAAGTCTCTCTTCATGTGCCATGTGGCTGCATCAGCTCTGGCTCAGGG